AGCCAGTGGTGGCGATACCAAGAAGCCAAGCGGTGGCTCAGAGGGCACTAAGCGTGTCTCGAAGGAGAGCAGCATCGCTGCACTGAAGGCTGCTATTGCTGCCAAGGGTGGTACCGTAGACGATGAAATTCTAGACAAGCTGACCGGCAAGGCCGCTGTCTATCTGACCGGCGTTATCTCTGGTTAATTAAAAGGCGGCTCAGGCCGCCTTTAGTCGTTATTGGAGGATTTATGATTGAACTTCGCTGGCTGGTTTTTGGAAGTGGCCACCGTGTGTTGCAGTACAGAGTTCGTGAACGCGAAGTCCGGTCCACAATGGGCGCTGATGGTAACCCGGGTTGGGTAACAGAGCATACCTGGACCGACTGGAGTGACGTTCCCCAGGTATTGTGTGGTTTTGATGAAAACGGTGAAAGAAAGGTGATGGATCGTGCCCTCTAAAAAGACTAAAAACGGTGATGATGAAAAGCTGGATCCCTCCAACCTAGACAAAGTTATTGCACTGTTGGAGGCCGAAAAGCCAATCACCAAAAAAGAGGCGTGCTCGATCTTAAACATTGCCTACAATACCACCCGGTTGGGCAATCTCATCGAAAAGCACAAAGAAAAGAAGGCGCGTGATCGTCGCTACCGTCAAGAAAAGCGCGGAACACCCGCCACATCGGAAGAGATCAGCTATATTATCAGTGGTTACTTGGAAGGCGACACAATCGACAGTTTGAGCAACAGTATCCACCGGCCTAACACTTTTGTAAAACAGGTGTTAGACCGGTACGAAGTGCCAATCCGTAGCAGATCACACGACTACTTCAAACCCGAACTGATTCCAGAAGGCGCAGTTCGTACAAAGTTTGACATGGGTGAACGAGTCTACAGTGCACGCTATGACAGCATGGCTGTGGTGGAAGGCGAGTTTCCTCACCCAGAAGAGCGCGTATACAGACTGTGGTTGCTGAGCGAAAAATGGATGTGCTATGCCTATCAACCTGCTAGCGAACTGGCATCACTAAAGCACTTGACAGAACTGGGTGTAAAGGTATAGCATGGATGTTTATGAGAAGTTAATCTATGAAAACATGGAAAAGGGATACCAGTATCGCTTAACGGTCAGCAGTTTTCGTGAAGTAGAGTACCTACACCTACGAAAGTACTTTTTGAGCTATGAGGGTGAGTGGATTGCAACCAAAGAGGGTGCATCCATTCCTGCTACAATTCAAAATACTTATGCTGTACTAGATGGGTTGTTGGAGCTGTGTAGTCAAGCAGAGGGCGCTGACAGTATTATCCAACACTTGGAAAACAAAATTTCTCACTTGAAGTCACAGCCCAAACCCACTACAATAGAACTATGAACAATCTAACAGAGTTTTTAGACAATGCCAGTCGTCACTACTACAATGGTACACCTATTATTTCAGACGAACAGTTTGACAATCTTGCTGAAAGCTGTGGCTACAACAAAGTAGGCGCTGCTCAGCATGGCGATGTACAACGGCACTTGTACCCCATGTACTCACTGCAAAAGTGGTACGAAGACGAAGACCGCCCTAACCCACTGTTTGAACACTATACCAATGTGGTAATGACTCCCAAACTGGACGGCGCGGCTGTGTCCCTTCTGTATGTAGACGGAGTGTTTGTGCGTGCACTGACCCGAGGGGATGGCAAAGAGGGGCGTGATGTTACACCCAAACTGGCCCGACTTGTGCCCAAGACCATCGACCAGAGTGGGGTGCTTCAGGTCACAGGTGAAGTGTGTGCCCCAGCCCATGTGGAAAACAGCCGCAACTATGCAGCAGGTGCTCTCAACCTGGGTTCATTGGAGGAGTTCTCCACCCGCAGTGTGGAGTTCTTTGCTTATCAATGCACTCCAGCCCTGACACCAAGCTATACCTGGGACTTGAAGTGTTTGAAGAGCTGGGGTTTCAACACCGTATTTGACGACAACTTACACCACATCTATCCCACAGACGGGGTCGTATTTCGTGTAGACAGCAATCAGACTTTTGAAGGTTTGGGCTATACTGCAAAACATCCTCGTGGAGCGTATGCCAAAAAGACTCGTGGTGAGTGCGTTGAAACTGTGCTACTGGATGTAGAGTGGGGTGTGGGCAAGACTGGCAAGGTAACTCCTGTCGCAATACTGGAGCCAGTGTTAGTAGGTGATGCCATGGTAAGCCGTGCCACTTTAAACAATCCAGGATTTATCCGAGCCCTAGACTTACACATCGGTGACCGAGTGGCGATTCGTAGGGCAGGTGAAATCATTCCTGAAATTGTCTACAAGGTAGAGTAGGTCAAGTGTATTTTAGGCCTTGGGGCACAACAAATTTTGTCTTGCATACAGCTATCAAACAAGCTATAATTACTGTTCTAAATAGTTAAAAAGCCATGAAGATCCTCATTCCAACCAACTGCCCCTGCTGTGACTACACACTCCAACAAGTCAACGACCAACTGTTTTGTCGCAATGTTGGTTGCAGTGCTCAGTTATACTCAAAAGTAGAACACTTTTGTAAGACACTGGGCATCAAGGGTTTTGGCCCTAAAACTGTGGAGAAGCTTCAGTTGAGCGACTTGACAGAAATCTTTTACCTAGAACAAGATCAATTGGTCGAGGCACTGGGCAGCACAAAGGTGGCCATCAAACTATTGGGTGAGATTGATAAAGCCAGAGTTGCTGACTTGGCAACAGTGTTGAGTAGTTTTTCCATTCCACTGATTGGAACCACAGCCAGCAACAAGATTGCTGGTGTTGTGACCCACATTGACGAAATCGACCACGAAAAGTGTAAACAAGCAGGATTGGGAGACAAGGCCACAACCAATTTGATGGATTGGCTAGAAACAGAATACAAGGAATTGAAGGAGTTTTTACCGTTCTCTTTCCGTTCCAATGTTCAAGTTACCCACAGTACAAGCGGACCAACTGTTTGTATCACAGGTAAATTGACTTCGTTTAAGACCAAGAGTGAGGCCAGTGAAGCACTGGTCACAGCCGGGTACCGAGTAGTTGACAGTGTTACAAAAGCACTGAGTTACTTGGTAGACGAAGCTAATGACAACAGTTCTAAGCGTAAAAAAGCAGAACAATACGGTATAACAATCGTTGACAATTTAACTCAATTTTTAAAGAAAGCATAAACATGACAGAAAAAGCAAAGAAGTGGTCAGATGAGGCTGTTGCGCGTCTACTAAGCATTGTAGGTACGGCCAGCCCAGTTAGCGTAGCCAAGGTAGAACAAGCCGCTGCCGAACTAGAGTTCAGTACTCGTTCAGTGGCAAGCAAGCTACGTCAACTTGACCGCGAAGTAGCTTCCATGGCCAAGGAAAAGACCAGTGCATTTACTGAAGGCGAAACAGCCTCATTGAAGGAATTTGTTGCTCGCAAGGCAGGTGCCCTGACCTACAAGGAAATCGCAGAGCGTTTTGCTGATGGCAAGTTCACTGCCAAGCAAATTCAGGGCAAGTTGCTAGCCCTAGAACTAACAGGTTCAGTCAAGCCTGCTGAAAAGGTAGAAGCTGCCCGCACTTATAGTGAGGCCGAAGAAACCAAGTTTGTGACTATGGTACAGGCTGGCAAGTTCATTGAAGACATTGCTGTCGCATTGAACAAGAGCATTGCAAGCGTACGTGGCAAGGCACTGAGCCTGACACGCAACGGTCAGATCGAAAAGATCCCTGCTCAGCGTGAAAGCCATGCACAGAACACGGTTGATCCCGTGAGTGCTCTGGGTGACAAGGTTGTTACCATGACTGTTGCAGAAATCGCAGCCGCAGCAGACAAGACAGAGCGTGGCATCAAGACGCTCCTAACCCGTCGTGGCATCAAGGTTGCTGACTATGACGGTCAAGCAAAGAAGGCCAAGGCTGAAGCCAAGGCCGTAGCTGCTTAAACACAGCAGTTTTATATACAAGGGATAGAGACTAAAAACTCTATCCCTTTTTGCACTGGAGAATCATGAAGGTAACAATAACATATCATGATAACGACAGCCTGACCGTTGAAGAAGTGGTGCGCCAAGCAACGCATAACTATGGCAAGGCTTGCAAAGTAGAAGTAACGCCTGAGAGTACAATGGCGTACGACATGATTTACTTTGGACTGCAACAGTTGACTACACATGAACAGTTGAGTTTGTTGTATGATAGTGGCGACAACTATCAGCAAGACATTAAAAAGCTTCGCAGCGACGTATTGTATAAAGTAGAAGAAATAATTGATCAAGTAATTATCGATAACGAATCTCGAGTAGTATAATGGATTGTAGTGCTATTGTCTTAAACAAGTTGTTGACAGAAAGGAGCTTGGACATTTGGTCCAGGTTAAAGCTCGTCTTTCTGGATCCAGCTTTTTCAAGTCTGTATAGCGCAGTTAAGAAGTACTACGATAATTACAGTGCAATTCCTTCTTTTGATGAGCTAGAACTCACACTACGAGAGGGTCCTGCTCTCAGAACGTTGGCCACACTGAAGTTGGCCGACAATCCTGACATTAGTTCTGAAGTAGCCTTAAATGCCTTAATAGACCAATACACGCAGAACGAAACAATCAAACTACTAGATAAGTTTATAGACAAACTGCCAGTCTACGACACACAGGAAATCAAGGAAAACCTGGCTGCAATGGTGTTGACGTTGGATGACAAGACTCTCACCACAGAGGGCGTCTACAACATGGCAGACATTATGCTGTTCAAGAATGCAGAGGAATTAGCGCGTGATCGTATACACCTTGGTTTTAACAATACTTTCGATGCTACTCTTGCTGGCGTGGCTAGACAAGAACTTGTCCTCATCGGGGGTAAGCGAGGTAGCGGCAAATCTATTTGCAGTAGCAATATTGCTGTTAACCAGTACGAGTCTGGTAATACAAGTGTTATCTTCAGCATTGAAATGATTGCACACGAGGTGCTCGAACGTAACTTGAGCATCTTGGCTGATGTGAGCCATCAAAACTTGAAACAAAATCGTTTAACAGAAGACGAACTGTTAAAGGTTGTCAAAGCCAGAGCTGGTATGTTTCAAGACAGTGATGACCTGGTAGAAGCCTTCAAAGCTCACCGAGACAAGATCAAATTTGAGCAGGCTTTAGTACGTGAAAAGCGATTGAAGCCTGACAATCAAATGATTATCATTGATGATCGTGCACTGACCCTGACCAGTCTAGACTTACATCTTGGCAAGTTGAAAGCCAAGTTTGGTGACAAGTTTACAGTGGCAGTAGTAGACTACTTGAACCAGATTGTAGTTGAAGGAGCCAGCCAGTTTGATTGGCAGCCACAGATTGTAATCTCTAAAAAGTTGAAAGAATTGGGCAGAAAATACGATCTTGTTATGGTTAGCCCTTATCAGATTGATGCAAGTGGTGAGGCACGGTTTGCCAAGGGCATTCTTGATGCTGCTGACATTGCCCTGGTAATGGAAGCCCATGAAAAGGAGAAGGGTGCACTCACCTTCTCTACCACAAAGATTCGTGGCGGTCGTGAAATGACTTTTACATCACCAATCAACTGGGATAGTCTGCGCATCAGCCCTCATGAGATTGAAGCCCCTGAGAAAAAAGAAACCGTTAAGAGAGCTTCGAAAAAGAAACAAGCAGCAAAGCAAGACGACAGCGACAGTGATATTCCTTGGAACATATGAACTACAAAGAAAAGCAACTAAAAAACTTAAAAGAAGCCAATGAGTTAATGAGTATAATTCTAGGTAAGTTTAGTCTTGCAAACTACGTTGGCTCATTGAGAGAGTACAAAGAACTTGTAGGCATTAAACTAAAGTTGGAACGCGTACTTAAACGGGCTGAAGCAGGATACAACTGGGAAAAACGCAGATATGACGGACCACGTACTAGACCTACTAAATAAACAAAACATCAGTTTCACAGTGAGTGGCAGGGATTACCTTATTCGCTGCCTCAATCCTGAGCATGACGACAGCAATCCCAGTTTCAGAGTAGATCGCGTCACTGGAGTCAGTCACTGTTTTAGTTGTGGATTTAAAACAAACATATTCAAACACTTTGGCGTAGTAGGTAATTTTACTAGTATCAAAGTGGCCAAACTAAAAGAAAAGTTAAAAGAGTTAAACCTAAACTTCAACGGAGTGGAGTTTCCAGAGGCCTCTGTTCCAATGACAAAGCCTTTTCGAGGTATCAGTGTTAAAACCTTAAAAGAGTTCGATGCCTTTTACGTAAACAGTAGCAGTGAATTAACCGACAGAATTTGGTTTCCTATCAAAGACATTCGTGGCAAGACCATGGTTTACGTGGGCCGTCACATGATGAGTGATGGCAATCCGCGTTACTTGAACCATCCTCGTGGTGTTACAATGCCCATCTATCCAGAGGTGTTTCCCGAACGCTATACCAGTGCAGTGTTAGTAGAAGGCATATTTGACATGCTGAACCTGTACGACAAGGGGTTGCATAACGTGTGCTGTACCTTTGGAACAAACACCTTATTCAAAGAACCAGAGCTTAAACTGTTGGGTTTGAAAGCTCAGGGCATAGTAAAATTATATCTCATGTACGATGGCGATAAAGCAGGACAGGATGCCATGAACAAACTGGAACCTGTGTTGCAAGAGTGTGGGTACATAACTGAAAAGATTATGTTAGAAGACGACAGTGACCCAGGTGAGTTGAGCCAAGAGTATGTGGACAGCATCAAGGAATACATAAGTGAAAAAGATAGCAATAGTTGATAAAGCACCTAGTCGTAATGACTACTCAAAGTACTTTGACTTTGAGTTTGAGGTTTTTCACATGAGTTCAGTACCAATTCAAAAGTTGCTGAAAAAAGATGTGGACTTGGATCGGAGTCTGTTAGATCCGTTTGACCTAGTGATCTTGGTAGGCTCAGAGGCTGCAAAAGAGTATGCCAAAGTCAGCAGTGTTACCAACTATGCTGGATTGTTGATTGATGACAAGTGGGTGTGTATTACCAACCCAGCCATGTTGATTTTTAAGCCAGAGGGCAAACCCGATTTTGAGCGTGCAGCAGACAAGATCAAGCAGTATGCAGCAGGCAACGTCAAGAATAGTAGCCAAACAGGCGACTTCAAGGGCATCAACGACTCTGAAGAAGCATTGGAGTACCTACAAGAAGTGTTCGACAATGCCGTAGATGTGGTTGCACTAGACACGGAAACAACTGCACTGTATCCACGAGATGGGTATGTGTTGGGTTTGAGCCTGAGCTACAAAAAGAAACAGGGTCGATATATCTTGACAGATGTTTTAGACGTCCGGCACCTGGACTTGATCAACAAAATCGTTAGCAAGTACAGCATTGTGTTTCACAACATGAAGTTTGACTACAAGATGATCTATTACCATCTAGGCATCAACTTCAACAGAGCCAAAGTGCACGACACTATGGTTATGCACTATGTATTGGACGAGACTGACAGTCATGGTTTGAAGCAGCTGGCCCTAAAGTACACCGACTACGGCGATTACGACAGTGAACTAGACGACTTCAAGAAGAGTTACTGCAAGCAGCAGGGCCTGCTAGAAGAAGACTTTACTTACGACCTCATTCCCTTTGATGTGATCAGCAAGTATGCCTCAATCGACACTGCTGTGACCCTAGAATTGTACGAAAAGTTCCATCCGTTGATCCAAAAGAATCCCAAACTGACTTGGGTGTACCAAAATCTGTTGATCCGCGGTACTTTGTTCTTGATGGACATGGAAGAGGTGGGTATTCCCATGAGCAAGCCACGATTGGAGGCTGCTGGTAACTACCTAGACAAGTGGATATTGGAGGCAAAGGAAAAAGTTTATAGTTTTGAGGAAGTTAAAGCATTCGAGAAAGATAGTGGCAAGATATTCAATCCCAACTCGGTCCAACAGCTTAGAACAGTGTTATTTGACTATGTGGGACTTACTCCAACAGGCAAACTCACCAAAACGGGGGCACTATCAACGGATGCCGAAGTACTTGAGGAACTCAGTGAAGAGCATCCCCTTCCTGCCCAGATCCTCTCAGTTCGTCAGCTTGCTAAGATTCAGTCAAGCTATGTTAGCAAAATATTACCGGAGTTAGATCGTGATAGCCGAATTCGTACCAATTTTAATCTTATCTTTACCACAAGCGGGCGTTTATCTAGCAGTGGTAAATTTAATGCTCAGCAAATTCCACGAGACGATCCTATCATTAAAGGATGTATTGTCGCTCCAACTGGTTACAAGATTGTAAGTCAAGACTTGCAAACAGGTGAAATGTACTATGCCGCTGTGTTGAGTGGTGATAAGAACCTGCAAAGTGTGTTCTCTAGCGGCGGAGACTTTCACAGTTCAATCGCAAAGATGGTATTCAACCTGCCATGTGAGGTAGAAGATGTTAAAAAACAGTATGGTTCCATGCGGCAAAGTGCTAAAGCAATCTCGTTTGGGATTTTATACGGTTCGGGCCCAGCGAAAGTTAGCCAGTCAGTATCGAAAGCGACTGGAGAACCCTACCCTATCAGTCAGGCAAAAGACGACATTAGCCAGTATTTTACTAGGTTTAAGAAGCTCAAGGCTTGGCTGGATAACAGAAAGACATTCATTGAGACTAATGGGTATACCTATAGTTTCTTTGGCCGTAAACGGCGTTTACCAAACGTATTCTCCGCGGACAAAGGCATTGCAGCGCATGAAGTACGTAGCGGTATTAACGCAGAAGTACAAAGCCTGTGCAGTGACATAAACTTGTTGGGTGCTATGGATACTCAGGACTTTTGCAATAACATCAACTTAGACGCTAAAATCTTTATGTTGGTACACGACAGCATTGTAGCACTGGTAAAAGACGAACACGTAGAAACTTACTGTGAAATCTTGAAACTTAACACACAAAAAGACCGCGGCTGCAGCATCCTGGGATCACCTATTGGCGTAGATCAAGATGTGGGCCAAGACTACAGCTTTGACAAGTTCGAAGAACACTACACACTAGAAAACGGAATTCTTGTTAAAAATGCTTAATCAGATTCAGTTTCCAATCTATCACTTGGGTCATGACAAGCCCAATCGTGAAGGCACACGTTGGTATTACCACTACGAAACACACCACAAAGATGGTGAGGTAGAAACCAAGACCCTAGTAGTTGACGATACCGGTACACCAGGCAACAGTCTTGCCATGAGAAGGCTGCAATTGAAGAACAGTGGCGTGGCCTTGGCAAAGCTGAGACATGCAGTGTTCTTTTTGGGCGACATGATCAAATTGAGCAAAGGCGGCACTTGGTTTATTGACAGCAACGGATACGTTTTTGAGTACCGTAAGACCAAAAGGGTACCTCTTGTGTTTAAAAGTATCAGTCAGATCATTCCTATCAAAACAGGCGGTGCCATTGTAGAAGTGCAGGGCATTGGAACCAGATTCAAAGTTTTGCACGCGCCAAACCAAGACTGTAAATATGCCGGATTGTTATTGGTGGGTACAGGGTACTTGTTATACGGACTGTATCCAGACAAACTGACCGACACAGTAAGAATGGTATGACAGCAGAAAAACCAAAAGCAATTGTTAGCAATCGAATATACTTAAAACCGAAAAACCACGAACACCTAAAGCAGTTGATAGATAGCCTTACATACCGGATCGAAACCAGAGCCGGTCAAAAGGGCAAAACCAAGAAGATTGAAACTATCAAAAACTACAAGATCTTGCCACGAGACATAGTGAGTATTCCTCAGGGTCGATGGGACCTGATACCACCAGAGTATGAAATCGTAGATAAAAGGGTCACTCACGAAGTACCCTTCCCAAATCCACGGTTTCAGCTACGAGACAGTCAACAACCAGTGTACGATCAAGTCGAGGATACCTGTTTCATAAACGCACTAGTGGGTTGGGGTAAAACATTTACTGCCCTACACTTGGCTCGCAAGTTTGGTCAAAAAACGCTGGTAATTACTCACAATACCTTTTTGCGTGATCAGTGGATAGGCGAAGTACAAAGTCTTTACGGCTTGACGCCTGGAATCATTGGCAGTGGTGACTTTGATATTGAAGACCACTTTATTGTCATCGGCAACATTCAAACTGTCATCAAGCACATAGCAGTATTGAGTAAGGAGTTTGGTACTATCATACTAGACGAAGCTCACCACGTGCCCGCTGAAACTTTTGGGCAATTGATAGACGGTATGTATAGCCGATATCGTATTGCTTTAAGTGGTACAATGGAACGTACAGATGGCAAACACGTTGTGTTTCGTGACTACTTTGGTGACAAGATTTATAGACCTCCACAAAGTCATACACTGAACCCAACGGTAAAGATTATAAACACAGGACTGCACTTAAAAAATGATGGAACCTGGGTAGAAAAGATCAACGATCTACTCTACAGTGAGGACTATCAAAACTTTGTAGCAGCCATGGCAGCAATTCAGATAGGCCATGGACACAGTGTGTTAATAGTGGCTGACCGAACTGAGTTTTTGGAGAAAGTGAGAAATAAGATTGGAAAAGAAACTTGCGCGCTTGTTACAGGCTCCACAACATACGAACAACGCAAACAGATCATTGAAGAACTCGAAAGCGAAACAAAAATGTGTGTTGCTGGAAGCCGTCAAATCTTTTCAGAAGGAATCTCCATTAACAGACTGAGTTGTGTTATATTGGCAGTACCTACCTCCAATCCCATCAGCTTAGAACAAATAATTGGGCGAGTCATGAGACTGCACCCAAACAAACCAGATCCTATTGTACTAGACATAGCATTTGCTAGTGGACCAGAAAAACGTCAAGCCGCACTGCGATTGGGTTTTTACATGGACAAGGGCTGGACAGTAGAAAGATTGTAAGGCAAGATAAATTTTGACTTGCCACAATAAATCATAAATGCTATAATAGTATTTCTTAAGGCAGATAATGGCTTTATTTTTTAACTTAGAGGTCTTGGAGAGGGAAGCTGCAGGTGACCCCGATAAATTCTTAGCACTGCTTACCTATCATCACCGTGGCAGCATCCCCTCTAGCTCTAAATCTAAATATAAACCTAGTAAAACATCGTTAAAAGGCACCAGTTACTTACTGAATCCAGATCCAGTATTGAACCTAGAAAACATTGACCCTGGTTATAGAACGCAATACGTGCGATTGGCAGGACGTCGTGACTGGTTCCTATATAAAACATACGGTGTGATAACACTAGACAGATCATTTTTTCCAGATCTTTTAATAGATAAAATAAAAAACAATCCATTATTAATTATTGAAACCAATCTAATCAAATTCAAATACGAGGAAATTTACAATGGCTCTAAAATTTGGCGAAACAAAAGGCAAGGCAGTTAAGAAGTCTGTAGAGGCTTATGAGTACAAAGACGGTGACAATACTGTTCGTCTTATCGGCGGGGTCCTACCACGATATGTGTACTGGCTAAAGGGTACCAACAACAAAGACATTCCTATCGAGTGCTTGGCCTTTGATCGTGAAAAGGAAAAGTTTACAAATGTGGAAGTAGACCACGTACCGAGCTACTTCTCTGACAAGAAGTGCAGCTGGGCGTACTCAATCAATTGCATCGATCCCAAAGACGGCAAGGTCAAGGCACTAAACCTGAAAAAGAAGCTGTTTGAGCAAATCATCAATGCAGCAGAAGATTTGGGCGATCCAACCGACTACGACAGCGGTTGGGATGTTGTATTCAAGCGTACCAAGACCGGCCCTCTACCATTCAATGTAGAGTACAATTTAAGTGTGTTGAAGTGCAAGGTTCGTGCACTGACACCAGATGAAAGGGCCTTGGCCGAAGGAGCGGAAAACATTGATTCAAAGTTCCCACGTCCTTCTCCAGAAGAAGTAAAAGCCGCTCTCGAAAAGATTGTAGCAGGCGCTGCTAGTGATGGTGAAGACGGTGTAGACCCAGAGTCTATCAAAGAACTAGGTTAATTAAAAAGCCCCTAAGAACTACAACTCTTAGGGGCTTTTCTCACTGAGGTGTTATGAAGATACTATTTATAGCAGATATTCACATTAAGCTTGGCCAGAAAAATGTCCCTGTTGAATGGGCACGCAATCGATATGAAGTCTTGATGGATCAGCTGTGGGAGATTCAAAAAGAGTGTGATACCATGATTGTGGGTGGTGACATATTTGACAAACTACCGTCCATGGAAGAACTAGAAGTCTACTTTGATTTTGTAGCCAGTTGCAGCATTCCCACATACATCTACAGCGGCAATCACGAAGCAGTCAAACGTAATACTACTTTTTTAACCAATCTCAAAGGCGCTACCAACAAGATCAATGAATTGGTGACTGTTGTAGACGACTACTGGAGTAATGGAGTAGTAGATATTATACCATACAACAAGCTCAAAGAGTGGGAAAAAGATCCAGATAATACTTTTGTTAGCCTACACAATCGTATACTGTGCACCCACGTAAGAGGAGAGATACCACCACATGTTAAACCCGAAGTACCTCTGGAAATCTTTGACCGCTGGAGTCTGGTTCTCGCCGGTGATCTTCACAGTTATGACAATTGCCAGCGTAATATTCTTTACCCTGGTAGTCCCGTTACCACTAGTTTTCATCGCGGTCTTGTCGACACCGGCGTTATTGTTGTGGATTCTGATACTTTGGAGCATGTTTGGAAGAAACTAGAAGTTCCCCAACTGATCCGTAAAACAGTCAGGGCTGGCGAAGCCATGGTTGCCACAGACTATCACCACACTGTCTACGAGGTAGAAGGCGACATGAGTGAATTGAGTGGTGTAGAAGACAGCCACCTCATAGACAAAAAGATTGTCAAACGTGAAACTGATACAGCACTTATTTTATCTCCAGAACTAACACTGAGTGAAGAAGTGTGCGAGTACTTACGCTATGTATTGAACTTAAATGAAGACTCAATACAAAAAGCATTGCAGGAATTAAAAAACCATGAACACAGAATTAACTAATGCAATTGTATACAGTCAAGAAAATTGTTTTGCTTGCAACAATGCAGTGTCTTTGCTAAAATCAAAAGGTTATACAGTAGAAGTCAGAAAACTAGATGCGTCTGGTCCATGGACTAAAAAGCACCTGTTAGAATTGGTGCCAGATGCTCGTAGCGTTCCACAAATATTTGTGGGTAACTACTATGTGGGTGGATTTAATGAACTAGTCAAGTACTTCAAGGAAGGTCAATGATTGTTCTCAAAAAGATGAAGTGGAGCAATCCCTTCAGTTATGGTGAAAATAACGAGATAAACTTTGACAGTTCCCCACTGACTCAGATTGTTGGTGGCAATGGTCATGGTAAGAGTAGTATTGCACTGATCCTAGAAGAGGTGTTATACAACAAAAACTCTAAAGGCATCAAGAAAGCTGACATTTTAAATCGCAATGTAAAAGCCAAAAACTACTCTATTGAACTAGAGTTTGGCAAAGATGACAGTACTTATGTTATCAAAACAGTACGTGGTGCCACACAAACTGTTAAACTGACATGCGACGGCGAAGATATTAGCAGTCATACTTCTACTGCTACCTACAAGACCATCGAAGAGCTTATTGGCTACGATCACAAGACATTTTGTCAGATTGTGTATCAAAGTAGTAGTGCCAGTTTGGAGTTCTTAACTGCCACAGACGGCAATCGTAAAAAGTTTTTGATTGACCTATTGAACCTAACAAAATATGTAGAGTTGGGAGATGTGTTTAAAGGCTTGGCTACAGGTGTTGATAAAGCAGTTACAGCAGCAAATGCAAAGATAGCAAGTTGCGACGACTGGCTAAAGAAGTACCGAGCTGCTGATTTGACAAAGCAAGAAGTGCAGCCAGTACCGGATCAACCAAAAGAGTTGGAAGAGGTCTGTCAGACTGTTCGTGATACCCTCAGAGACATTGAAGCCAAAAACAAAGCAATTGTACAAAACAACAAGTACAAAGAATTGTTAGAAAGCTTAGTACTACAACCAGTCGGTGCAAAACCTGGTAGTCAAATACCCGAGTATACTCGTGAAAAGATTGAGCTTGCTAAAACTGTCAAAGATTGTGACAGTTTTATTTCCAAGATGGGTAAGCTGGGCAGTGTTTGTCCTACTTGTCTACAAGACATTGACAAACACAAAATAGATGACCTATTAGAAGAGCAAAGATCTTCCAAGGCTAGTGCTAGTGTCAGAGTTCAAGAACTTGAAGCACTGATTCGTAACCTAGAGCTTGAGGTCAAAGAGTGGGAAAAGCTAAACGAGACCAAAGAGCTTTACGAAGAATACCACGCTCTGTATGACCACAATATTACTAGCGAGCTATTAGATAAGAAAACTCTGGAACAGACTATTAAGTCTACAGAGGCTTCTATACAGCAAGTCAAAGACACTATCAAAAAGATTACGGATAGTAACAGCAAAGCAATTGCTCACAATGCAAAAGTAGACGTTATTTTAAGTCAACTTGAAGAAATGGAAGCCAGTCTAGTTGTACACAGAGGAGAACTAGAAGAAGCCAGTGCCAGATTGTCTACCCTACAAGTATTGGTAAAAACCTTTAGTTCAACAGGCCTAGTGGCTTACAAGATCGAATGCTTAGTCAAGGACTTAGAGTCTACCACTAACGAGTACTTGGGCGAATTAAGTGGTGGTCGTTTCCAGCTGGGTTTCAGAATTGCAGGCAGTGATAAACTGAATGTAGTTATCACAGATCAAGGCAAGGACATTGAAATCCTAGCCCTGAGCGGCGGCGAAAGAGCCCGAGTTAATGCAGCAGCATTGTTGGGCATACGCAAGTTGATGCAGAGTTTGAGCAATACTCGCATCAATCTGTTAATCTTGGACGAAACCATTGAGAACCTAGACTTAGAAGGCAAAGAAAAGCTGGTAGAAGTACTGCTCAAAGAGGAGTACCTAAATACTTTTGTAGTAAGTCACGGCTTTCAACACCCTCTACTAGAAAAGGTTACAGTAATAAAACAAAATAACATTTCTAGGATAGACAATGGTTGACAGCAGAGATAAGGGCAGCAGAGCAGAAACTGTTATCCGAGACAAATTACGCCAACTAACAGGCTTGGTATGGGAGCGCACACCAGGCAGTGGGGCACTTGATCCCAAGCATCTTTTAAAAGGCGATCTGTACGTGCCAGGCGTTACGAACCTGTGGTGTGTTGAGTGCAAACACTACAAAGAGGATCACCTCAATAGTAAGGTCTTAACAGATAAGAACCCACAGCTGTTTGAGTGGTGGACTCAGTGTAAACGACAGGCCGATCAAGTAAACCGCGAGCCCTTGCTCATCTTTAAACACGATCGCAGTAAGTTGTTTTGTGCTTTTGAGGCCCTACCAGAAACACACGTACCATTCTTGTATGTCAGTCGCAACGGTTTTGAGTTCTATGTAACGATTCTAGAAGACTGGATTGTTCAAGAAAAACCAAAATTTGTGTCTTGAATAACCATCTCGTATGCTGTATAATAACAGATTAACTACAGAGTCAACATGAGTATTGAATTTAACAAAGTACAAGAGCTGGAACCCAACACGGCAATCATAGTAGACTGTCTAAACCTGGGTTTTCGGTGGAAGCATAGCGGTGATACTGACTTCTTAGACAGTTACGTGAGAACAGTAGACAGCCTTCGCAAAAGCTATAAAGCTGCCAAGGTTATCTTGACTTGCGACAGTGGCAGTAGCAGCTATCGCAAGAGTATCTATCCTGGCTACAAACAAAATCGCAAAGACAAGTTTGATCTACAAACCCCAGAAGAACGGCTTGCGTTTGAAAGATTTTTCACAGAGTTCAATCGTGTAATGGATCACTACAAGAACTCATCAAAGTATCCACTATTTCGTTTTGACAAATGTGAGGCTGACGACATTGGGGCCTATATTGTCAAACACCGCAAAAAGTTTGATATCAACAAGGTGGTGTTGATCTCGTCAGACCGGGACTGGGACCTGTTGGTGTGTGAAGACGTGATGCGGTTCAGCTACGTCACCCGCAAAGAAATTACATTAGAGAATTGGAACGAACACTATGAGTACAATCCTGCTGATCACATTAGTATCAAGTGCCTTACTGGCGATTCCGGTGATAACATTCCTGGTGTGGCCGGAATTGGTCCGAAA